TTCACCAATTAGTTCAGGATAACCTGGCGCTGCCATTAAGTTAAACTGACGTGATTCTTCGTCACGTATTTCTTGGTTACTGTTTACTAGTGCTTGTAACGCTTGTACAACACTCTTGCGTTGTGCATGACGACCAAATGTTCCTGAACCGTCTTCATTATTGCCTGAGTCTGTTACCCAACGATGTGGATAGTAACCAGTTGTACTTAGGTCTCCGTAACGTCCGTTAGTTCCGTTAGTATCTATATAGTTACGCTCAAAACGCTTAACATTGAAGCCACTTCTACGTGTGTTCCATAACAACATACCTTTTGGATATAATGCTGGGTCTGGAGCATCTGGATCTAAGTAATCACTAGTAAGCATTTCTGAAATAGTAGCATCTGGAGCTGCTAGTGTTGTGCCACCGCTGTCGCCATAACGTGCATCAGCGAACAAAATACCTTCTTCAGTAGTTTGGTCTGTATTGTTAACTAAAATCCAACCATTTGCTCCTGTTGCAGCAATAGTTGCATTATATTTGTAAATTACCGGATAGTCTTCTACGCTTGATGTGCTAACCCAAATATCACCTGTTACTAGTGCTGACAAATTAGCTTGTGTAGTTGGCTCAGTTGCTGAAACAATCGGTCCTTCTATATCTGTACCACTGTAAGGGCTTGCAATTGAGCTTTCGCCGGCCGCTCCGTCATATGCTAAACCTACCCAAGTCTCACCATTGTGTACCATCATGTCAACTTCGTCGACAATTGAATTATACCATAGTGCGCCCTGTGCTGTTAAGCTCAATGGTGCGTTATTTGAAGCTGAATATACAAGTGGTTCCCAATTTGACGCTACAAACTGCTTTGGTGATGTAGCTGCTGTTGTGCCTGGAGCAAAATACAAGTTAGTTGTTCCGCCAGCACTTGCACTAAAGCCAAATAGTGCTAAACCACCGTCAGTATCAACTAAGTCAATTTCACCGCCTAGTTTGTGTGAAATCTGTACTCGATTTTGTGCATCAACTACAGCAATAACATTCGTTAATCCTGCTGCGTTAATTTGACCAGCTAATGTATCTGCATCAGCAATGTCAGCAGCAGTTGTAACGCTTACTGTAACTGGGCTTGCTTTACTGGCTGTTGCCGCTGTTGTTTCTGCTACAGTAAATGTATATGTAGCTGCTGTAACACCTGTTGACGAAACTCTAGCACTGGTAATTATTGTTGCTCCAATTGTACTTCTACGGAATACTTTAAAGTCAGCAAGTGGCGTTGTTGTTCCTCTAACATTAACGTCTGCATATAATGCATCGACATTAATATTTAAGCCGCCGCCAGTTGGATCTAAACTGTAAATTGCTTGCTGAGGTGTATTAAAAATTGGTGCTGAAACTTTATTCCAAACACTAGCTGCTGCTGAATATTTTTTAATGTTAATATTTGCGCCGCCATTTGGTTGTGTAGTTTTAATCCAAACACTGCCTGTTGGTGCAGGTGATGTGTCTGAAGACTTAAATTCAGGTACACTTGTATGTGGAGCAATTTGCACTCTTGGTGCAGAGTATGTTCCAGCTGTTAAACCTAAGTTTGCTACTAGTGTTCCGCTGCCTTCTGCAATAGAAACTGTTCCTGTAGCTGTAGTGCCCGAACCGCCTTCATCATCAATTGCTGTAGCATCTACATAAATTTTAATTCTGCTATCAATTAGTGCAGCATTTATGCCTGTTACTGCCGCTGCATTAATTGCTGCAACTACATCAGTAAATGTTGTGCCGCCAGCAACGACTGAAACACCATTTAGTACAATTGTATGTGTAGCATCAACTGTTGCTGGAGCATTTGAACCTGTTGCTGCTGGATAACTATCTGCCCATTCGTTACTTCCAAGTAGAACCCATTTGCCTGCATTTGCTGTTCTTGTTGCTTGTGATGCACCGTAACCTGGTGACTTATAAAATACTCTATTATCATTGCTTGAATGATCAATAGCATAGTTGCCGATAGCACCAATTGACTCTTTAGGCATATCACTATCATCTAAGTCATCACTTGATGTAATAGCAATGTGTGATGCACCAGTAAATGCTTGTCCGCCTACAGTTGTTATTGCATCGCCGTTCCATTCTAAAATACCAAACTCACTTGCAAGAGTGTCTAACCACCATGCGCCATTTGCAGGTGCTCCACCCGGTGCTGATGCACTTGCTTCTAGTTCAGCTAAGTCAATGTCTGCTCTTACTACATAAGCACGATTTGAAACGCCTAATGCAGAATAAGCAGCTTGCAAGCCATATTCGTTAAGCTCTCCGCCGTGGACCATGTTACCTGAGGTGTCACTATAAAATAATGGGTCGCCAAATGTTTCACCAAGCTCTCGCTGACTGGTGAGTAAGTAAGGTTGACCAGCGTTTGCTTTAGTTGTACCTACCGCTGTTCCTGCGCCGCTGCTTGAAAGTTTGTTACTAGCAGTTGCTACAAAAATCATAGGTACAGTTCCGCCAGCTGCTGGGGTGTAGAACGATTCGTCAATTACATTGACTTCTACGCCTGGTGATACTAATGCCATGTTATTTCTCCTGTTGGAATTATTAGTTGTTCTATATGTATATTTACCATTTAATTAATAAATCACCTATAATAGACACCTAAAAAAGGGGTAGAAAAGGTGAGCTAAATACAATATGAGACCTTTATGTGTTTGTGGACAACGGCCTGCTGCTATTAATTATAAAAAAGACGGCAGAACGTACTACCGTAAAAAGTGCGAATCGTGCTTGCGTAATGGTGTTGGCCACGGTATACCTATGTGGCAACAAAAAGGATATGTGAAAAAAGATATATGTGAAAAGTGTGGTTTTAAATCAAAACATTCTGAACAGTTTAATGTGTTTCATGTAGACGGCGATTTAAATAATTGTCGTCCTAATAATTTAAAAACTATTTGTGCTAACTGTCAACGAACACTTCAGAAAGAAGGTATTCGCTGGCGGCAGGGAGATTTAACCCCTGATTTTTAAATACTGTTTGCATTAGAACATGTACATTCTTTTTTAGTCGCTGTAAGTCGCCGTTGTTATCAATAGTATAATTACACATCCATTGCTCAATGCTCATTGAGTCTTTTGATTCAGGAGGTAAATGATCTGATCTATCTACCCAAATAGCGTAGTCAAATATTTCTTCATTTTGCATTGCAAAGAATTCACGCTTGTTACGTAGACCACAGTAGATATCATGTTCGGAGAATAAGTTACGTCCCAATCTTGCTAAGTCATCACTACAATAGTTATGTATCATATTATACCATTCGGTGCGACGATTGTGCCTATCAGTATAGCACTCTTCCTCATCAGCGTATCCGTACTTGTCTTTTAGATCATCAAAGATAAACAATTGTGAACAAAATTTTGAACTAGACTGAAATGTATATCCGTATTGTTCAAGCAGTTCACAAACAGTATCTTTGCCATGACGACCGTGGCCAACAACAAGTAATTTAGGTAACATACAATTCTCCTTAAAGTATACTATGTAGTATAACTTAATTTTAAGGGTTTGTCAAGTGTTTTTAGCCAATAGTAAAGCCGTAGCCAACGCCGCCGGATACTTGTAAAGTTAGTTCAGCATCAAGTTTATCCATTTCTTGTTGAGCCTCTGCTTTGAGCGCATCGCCGTTTAGTGTTGAGCCGCCTTGAGGGCCTGCGATAGTAGCAAACTTTGAACGTGCTTCGCCTAGCATATACTTACAACTTGCAAGAGTATAGTCTTTAATCCATTGGCTTGCTAAATAATCTTCTAGTAGCTGACTATCTGGACGATAATTATAGCAATAAAGTAATAGTTCTTCTTCTGCTCTAGGACGCTGTAGTAGTGTAAGTTTTTTACTTGTAGTATTCCATTTAAATTCAATAAATGACCCAAACATTCTGCCTACTAGTTCTTGGTGTTGTGAAAACAAATCATATGTTGCTAGTCCGCCCATCTTAGAACCTGATAACAAATAAGTGTTTGTGTACGCTAGATTAAACGGCTCAAACATACTTCCGCCGTCACCGCCTCCCGAACGTGATCCAATACTTCTACGAAATAGTTTACGTACTTCTATAACTTCATTAGGTAATGTATATTCATTTTGATCTATAACTGTAGTTAAAAATATATAAGATTCTTCAACACTATTATCACTACGCTGCCTAAAACGACTTAGTGCTTTATTAAGTGCAGTTTGATAATGTATAGGATCAAGTTCAACATCAACCATCCCACCACCTAGGAACGTATTAACGTAATCAAATATTTCTTGTTTTTGTGTTGCTAAGTCTGCCATAGTTTGTCTCCACTAGTATTTATGCTAAATATACATATGCCAAGACTATCTCTATATAAACCCGAACGCGGCAATGATTATTACTTTTTGGATAAGCAAATCCAAGAAATGTTTACCATTGGCGGCACTGATATTAATATACACAAATATTTAGGACCCGACGCACCGGCAGAAGATGACCGGAGTGCTGTACAGCCAGAGTACGATGTAGTAAAAGAAACAAACATCCAAGACTTGTTATTTTTAGAAAACAGAGATCGTAAATACGATCCAGATGTTTATGAAATGCGCGGAATTTATAATGTACAAGATATTGATTTTGATCTATCACAATTTGGATTATTTTTAAGTAATGATACGCTGTTTATGACTATACCGATTAACAGTAGTGTAAAGACATTAGGCAGAAAAATTATGAGTGGCGATGTAATTGAATTGCCGCATTTAAAAGACGAATATGCATTAAATGACTACGATGTTTCACTTAAACGGTTTTATGTTGTAGAGGATGTAAACAGAGCCGCAGAAGGATTTAGTCAAACATGGTATCCACATTTATATAGACTAAAATTAAAACAAATTTATGATGGACAAGAATATGCAGAAATACTTGATCTTCCTGTATCAGAAGATTCTGATACAACACTAAGAGATGTATTATCTACCTATGAAAAAGAAATGCAAATTAATAGTGCAGTAGTTGCACAAGCAGAAGCAGACGCTCCTAAAAGTGGTTTTGACACTAGTCATTATTATTCTATAGCAACCGACGATAACGGTAATATTGCATTACAAACAGCAGACGAAACTGATTTAGATGCTAGTAATATCAATGTTACTTCCGACGAAATAGCTGACAGGCCGGAGCGTGAAGGCTATTCAGGATATCTTGTTAATTACGGTGACGGAACTGCTCCAAATGGTGCTCCATTTGGCTTTGGTATACAGTTTCCTAGAACTAATCAAAACGGTGATTATTATTTACGCACTGACTTTTTTCCTAATAGAATGTTTAGGTATGACGGTTTGCGTTGGATAAAAGTAGAAGACGGATTAAGAATGGACCTAAGTAACACACTAGAACGCAGAACTTATAAATCATCGTTTATTAATAATACTGCATCAAATACAATTGACGGCGAAGCAGTGCCTGAAAGACAGAGTTTGTCAAAAGCATTGCGTCCACGTAAGCCAGAGGCAGATAATTAATGCTACATTTTTATGACGGACAAATAAGAAGATATACTACACAGATGATGCGCATACTTAGTAACTTTCCAGTGAAAGATGGTAAGGGTACAATTAAAGACGTACCGGTTACTTACGGAGACTTAACTAGGCAAGTAGCAAGTATTATTAGAGAAAATAGTGAAAACAAACTTCCAACTGTTCCTAGAATAGCTGTATACCTAACTGGATTAGAGCTTGATAAAGATCGTTTAGCTGATGCTACTTATACACGCAAAACAAATATAAGAGAACGTGCATATGACGAAGAAAATAATGAATATTTAAACTATCAAGGCAAAAACTATACAGTTGAAAGATTAATTCCAACTCCTTATATGATGCGATTAAATGCAGACATTTGGGCAAGTAATACTGATCAAAAACTACAACTACTAGAGCAAATACTAGTATTATTTAATCCTAGTTTAGAAATGCAAACTACTGATAACTTTATTGACTGGACTAGTATAACTGTTGTAAATTTAGAAAATG